CCAAGGTCCTGATGTCGATGCTGTACGCCAGGCCGCCCAAGGCCGACGTCTCGAGGACTTTTCAGGACTACGAAGACGACGTCGCGCGCGTCGCGGGCACGATGCTGCAGCGATTGCTTAACCGCGGCTTTAATGAGGACGTCAGCCAGTGGGACGCGTCAGTGCGCCAGGGCATCGAGGACTGGCTGGTGGTCGGGCTGGGCCAGATCTGGCTGCGCTACGAGGTCGAAACCGAGCCCTACACGATCCCGGCACAGATCGACCCGATGACGGGCATGGAGCTCGCGCCTGCGCAGGAGGCCGAGCAGATTGTCGAAGAAGACGCCCCGTGCGACTACATCCACTGGCGCGACTTTTTCTGGTCGCCGGCACGCACCTGGGCCGAGGTCCGGTGGGTCGCCAGGCGTGTCTACATGACCAAGGACCAGCTGGTCAAGCGCTTTGGCGAGGAAATCGCTAACGTGGTGCCGCTGGGCAAATCAGGGCCCAAGGACACCCGCGACGACTCCCCAAAATACGACCCTTGGAACAAGGCTCAGGTGTTTGAGATCTGGTGCAAGGAGAACAAGAAGGTCTACTGGTACGCCGACGGCACCGACGTCATCTTGGACGTTAAGGACGACCCGCTGCAGTTGGAAAGATTCTTCCCGTGCCCGAAACCGGTTGCGGCCAACGTGACATCGAGCAACTTCATGCCCCGGGCTGACTACATCTTTGCTCAGGACCAGTTCAACGAGCTCGATGAGATCAACACGCGGATCACCTGGCTGACCCGCGCGGCCAAGGTGGTGGGCGTTTACGACAAGAGCGCCGAGGGCATCCAAAGAGTTTTCAACCAGGGCACCGAGAACCAGCTGATCCCGGTCGATAACTGGGCACTGTTCGCTGAGCGCGGCGGGATCAAGGGCCAGGTGGACTGGGTACCGATCGAGGCCGTGGTCAACGCGATCAACCAGCTGCGCCAGTACCGCCAGGACAAGGTCATGCAGATCTACGAGGTCTTGGGCATCTCCGACGTGATGCGCGGCAGCTCCAGGGCCAGCGAGACGGCCACGGCGCAGCAGATCAAGGCCCAGTTTGGCTCAACGCGCATCCAGCTGATGCAGTTTTATATCGCCGAGTGGATCAGTGACGCCTTGCGCATCAAGGCCGAAATCATCTGCAAGCACTGGCAACCCGAAACCATCATCAAGCGCAGCAACATCGAGCGCACCCCTGACGCCGCCCTGGCGATGCAGGCGATTCAGTTGCTGAAGGACGAGGAGATGGCCGAGTACCGGATCAACGTCGAGGCCGACTCGATGGCGGCACTGGACTGGGCCGCTGAGCGCGACGCCGCAGTGCAGTTCATGCAAGGCCTGGGCGCCTTTATCAGCCAGGTCGCACCGATGGCCCAGCAAGTACCAGGTGCCGCGCCCGTGTTGCTGAGTCTGCTGCAGTGGAGCGTGAGCAAGTTCCGCGTCAGCACCCAGATCGAGTCGATCCTTGACCAAGCCATCAGCGGGCTCAAGCAGCAAGGCATCCAGCCCCCGGGCCCGAGCCCCTTGCAGGAGGCCGAGGTTGCCGAGAAGCAGGCCGGCGCCAAGGAGCGGATGGCCAAGGCCGCCAACACCGAGATGGACGCACGCATGAAGGCGATGCAGATGGGGATGCTGCAACCGCAGCCGCAGCTGCCCCCGGCAGCGCCGCAGATGCCCGCCGTGCAGGGCTCAATGCCACCGATGCAGTGAGAGGTGAGGGGTGACACGACGCCGCTACATCCAAAGCAAAGAGCCGCCCTTCGAGCTGATCGAAGTCTACGACGACTACCAGCCCGCGCTCGCGACCGACTCCGGCGCCCTGTGGGGCGATTCTTCCTACGACGGGATGCGCGCCACGGACGGCACCGACATCAGCACCAGGTCCAAGCACCGTGAGTACATGCGGACCAACAACTTGACCACGATGGACGACTTCAAAGACACCTGGGCGAAATCCCAGGCCCAGCGTGAGCAGTACCGGCAGCACGGTGGCACGTTTTCTCGACGCGACGTAGAGCGCGCAATTCATCAACTCCAGAACAGGCGATAAGCATGGACCAACCCACGACATCCCTACGCGACGCCATCGAGGCCGCGATCGATACACCCGAGCCTAGTCAAGCAGCACCAGTTACATCAGAAAACACCCCCGCGCCGGCATCAGGCCCCGCGCCAGCGACAGCACCTGGTGAGCCGGCCGCAGCAGGTGGCGCCGACCTCAACGCCCTGGCCGAGGGCGACACGACCGAAAAGACGGCCGCCGAGCGGGCCCGTGATGAGCAGGGCAAGTTCAAGAAGGCCGAAAAGGCCGAGGGCATCCAGCCTGGTCCCAAGTCGGGACCCAAGCCTCAGGGCGAGCGTGCCCCGGCGTCCTGGCGCCCCGAGGTGCGCGAGCACTGGGGCCAGCTGCCCGAGCCGGTGCGCGCCGAGGTCGTTCGCCGCGAGGTCGAGGTGCAGCGCACCCTGCAGGAGTCGGCCGAGGCCCGCAAGGCCTACGACGCCGTGATGCGGACCATCCAGCCCTACGAAGCCTTCATCAAGGCCGAGAACAGCAACCCGCTGCAGGCAATCGACAACCTGATGAGCACTGCGGCCAGGCTGCGCACCGGCACCGCGCCGGAGCTCGCCAACATGGTTGCCGGCATCGTCAAGCAGTTTGGCGTCGGCCGGTTTGGCAATACGTTCATCGAGCAGCTGGACGCGGCCTTGGCCGGCCAGCATATTCAGGCCGACCCGCAGCAGATGGCACTGCAACAGGCCCTTGACCAGCGCCTGGCGCCGGTGCAGCAGATGCTGAGTCAGTTTCAGCAGGCCCAGCTAATGCAGCAAGAACGCGTGGCCCAAGAGGCCCAGGGCGCGGTGGCACAGTTTCTTGAGCGTGCTGAGTTTGGCAACGACGTGCGCGAGGAGATGGCTGACCTGCTCGAGGTTGCCCAGCGTCGCGGCCAGCCAATGACCCTAAAGGAGGCCTACAAGAAGGCCTGCCTGGCCAACGACCGGGTGCGGGCGGTGCTAGCGCAGCGCTCCAAGGCCAAGCAGGCCCAGGTCGGCACGGCGGCCGCGCAAAAGGCCAGGTCGGCAGCGGTGCAGGTTTCAGGCGCCGCACCGATGGGGGCGCTCAAGCAAGACGCCACCGACGTGCGCTCGGCCATTGAGGCCGCCATTGCGATGTCCTCACGCTGATGCATAATTGCCACCATTGAAGGGTCAGCCCTTCATGGTGTGCCCAAGCACTCCAGCCACCGAAAGCTCGAAGGAGACGCGCAACGCGTCCCACCTACGACAACACGGACTGAGAAGGTTCGCGTAGGCGCATCTGACAAGGCAGCCGCAAGGCTATTACCAACTCAGATGGAGTTTTTATCATGGCATTTCCGAACGTCAGCGACATTGTCGCGACCACTATCCAGAACCGTTCGCGCCAGGTCGCGGACAACGTCACCAAGAACAACGCCATCCTGGCCAAGCTGAGCCAGCGCGGCAACGTCAAGACCATCAGCGGTGGTAACACCATCCTGGAGGAGCTGTCGTTTGCCGAGAACGCCAACGGTGGCTTTTACAGCGGCTATGACCTGTTGCCCGTCGCGGCCCAGGACGTCATCAGCGCAGCCGAGTTCCAGATCAAGCAGTACGCCGTCCCGGTCGTTATGAGCGGCCTGGAGATGCTCCAGAACAGCGGCAAAGAGGCCTTCATCGACCTGCTCGAGGCACGCCTGAACGTGGCCGAGAGCACGATGCAGAACCAGCTTTCGCAGTCGATCTACTCCGACGGCACCGGTTCCGGTGGCAAAGAGATCACGGGCCTGAACGCTGCGGTGCCTTCAAGCCCAGCCACTGGGACTTACGGCGGCATCAACCGCGTGACCTGGACCTTTTGGCGCTCGAAGCTGTACGACTTCAGCGACGAAGTATCAGGCCCTGCCTCAGCAAACAACATTCAGGCCGGCATGAACAAGCTGTGGGCAAACACCACCCGCGGCAACGATCGTGTCGATCTGATCGTGCTGGACACCAACTACTGGTCGTTCTACCTGGCCAGCCTTCAGGCACAGCAGCGCTTTACCAGCCCCGAAACCGGCAACTTGGGCTTCCCGTCCATCAAGTTCATGGACGCCGACGTCGTGCTCGACGGCGGTATCGGTGGCTTTTGCCCTGCCAATACCGGGTTCTTCATCAATACCAAGTATCTCAAGTGGCGTCCCCACGCTCAGCGCAACATGGTCCCGCTCTCGCCCAACCGGCGCTATGCGATCA